CGCCGTATCCGATACAACAGGTTGGCTCAGGGTCGTATCAGTCTCCGAAGGACCCGACGATGCAGGTGTGGGCACAATCCCATTATAATAGCGAAGAGCCAAATCGGTAACGCTAGTAGAGATAAAAGTTCTATACTCTCCAGCATACCCACCTTCGCAGTACAGACGGGCAATATCTCCCTTACCATTAAAGAAGATGTTACTGTTATCCCATCCGACTGTATTAGTACGCTGAGTTCCGTCGGACTTCGCACAGGTAATTGTCACTTGTCCAGTCTGCACAGCATTTGCTGTGCCTATGAATCCAAAGCCAACAAATAATCCTAAGACTATTGCTGCGTACTTACTTGCCTTTCTCCGATAGGAGAAGATAAATTTGGTCAACGCGTTGTTCAACTCGGTCCAATCGTTCGGTGTTGATATTAACTGCGTCCCTCATGCTGCTACCTGAATTTGGTTTCAGTTCGCTTAAGTAGTGCTGGACTAGCCAGCGAATTGCTGCTGTAAATCCAGCAATTAAAGTCATTACGGCTACGGCAAAGCCAGCCCATTCTGCTGCTGTCATTATACTGTTCTCACCACAATCTCAATAATTCCACCGTTACCAGTAAACTTACCTGATGGTGGTGTCGCTCTTGTAAATCTAACTCGTTCAATCTGCACTTGACGTAACTCTTTTGTATTTAAGTCTTGCCATAGGATAATATCTCCTGGCTCTTCAAGTGCTTCTAACTGTAAGATTCTATCTTGTGCTCTATCTTCGTAACCAACTTGTACTCCGTTGCGGTCTGTCTCTACGTCAAAGCAGTAGACAGGGAACTGGATAAGCCTCTGTCGAGGCGTAGCAATAGTAGCCTTAGCCTGATAGCCCTTAAATATTGGACCAGCAGATGTCGTTGTAGCATCACGATTGAATAAAAACTTGTAGGCTACATACTCGGCAGCCGTAGTCGGCTGGCTAGTTGCAACTTCAACTGAATCTACAACTGAGTCATATGTAATATGGTCATAGACTGTGCCGTTCTTATCGACAGTTGCAAGTGTAAGCATACCCTTGCTAAAGTCACCGCGTCCAACAAGACGTTTAAAGTTCTTAGGTTCAAGTGTTCCAAAGCGAATATTGCCTGTAGTTAAATAACCAGATTCACGTAGAGTAGATTCTGATTCAGTATAGATAGCACCGTCGGTTTCATTGTAAGCCGTGCAGAATGCAAGGCGATTGGTTGTGCCAATGAATGCAACACCAGTTGTATAGTGTTCAGTAGTCTGAGTTACTTGCAAGTCATTGGCATATGCCATGCGTAGTGTGCTAATTTCATTTTCTAAATCAAGACGAATAAGACCAGCATCAAGTGAGCCGATTCCAGATGCAGCCCAGACAAATCGGTCACGACCAGCAAAGTCGTAGACTGGCTGGCTTGTCTCTACAATAAGTGGACCATAATCTAGTGAACCATCTTGGTCATTGACTAGCGCTACACGGATACCCTTGTTTGTACCAATGCACATGTATCCAAGGTAATAGTAAATCTTTTCTACAATCTCACCTGCTGGCAGTTCGGCAGCAACTACTGCTGCTGTAAGCATAGGCATAGCACCTGCAGTAGTAAGTGTGTACTTTTGAATAGTAGAGTAAATACCTGAGTGACCTGCTGTATAGATAGCGGGACCAGATGCTGCTACAGATGTATAGTGGTAGTTAGTATTAGGATTTGTGTATACAGGTGAAGGCAAAGAACCTGTAGCGTTAGTTGGTATTTCATATACTGCGTTATTAACGCATAGAATAATGCGGTCTTTAATAAACTCCATAGCAGCATATGTAATTGTAATGCTATTTGCAGTAAGCATAGGTGACGGAATAGTTGTAGTATTATCTGTAAGCAACTTCTTGTACATATGCAGGCGTGGAGTACCACTAATAGAAGCATTAGTTACCCAGTATGCATATACACCATCATCACAGATAGCATAAACTGGCTCAGCAGAGCCAGAGTTGTAGTCAATAAAGTGAACAGGACTTGCGCCTGGAACAATCTTATCTACATCATAACCATCGTGCAATAGCACGGCATTAGTACCATTGTATTGAATAGAACGCACGTGCTGATTAGCGTGCTGATGGTCTGTGCCAGTTACAGCAGCAGTAGTAATATGGTTTTCAGTTACTTCTTTAAGTAGTTTAACTTCACCTTTAGTCCATACATCTACGCCTTGGCTATCGTTAAAGCGATAGTGACCTGACTCATCATTAGTAAGTGGGTCATAAAAATTAATACCTGAGCCACCATGGAATGACATCTGGCTACGCAACCACCAACCAGTGAGCGACTGCTCACCAGGTTCTTGACCATTATCAAACTGGTCTTTCTTAAATGGTGCAGTCTCACGAATGTATTCATTCTTATCAGTAACTGCTGATATAAATGGCATGCCACCAATTGCAAAGTCATATGAAATATTGGTATTCTGCCAGATAGCATCTGTAGATACAATACCAATGTCTGCAATACCACGTGCAATAGGGAGACTATCGGGGGCTAATGCCCACTCATTGCCATCACCTTCGGTTATGTCGCGACCAGCCACGTTACTCCTTTGGGAAATGAAAAACCCCGCCGTAGCGGGGCTTTTCTATTACTTGTATTCTTTATTCTGCCTAAACATAGACTTATATCTATCAAAAAACTTACCCTGCAATTTACGAGTATTTGTTTTTTGCTCTTCATACTCTTTTATTCCGCCAAATTTCATTGCCCACGATTCCCTTTTAAAAGGAATTACCTGTGCAATTGGAGTTCCCTTAGGTATTAGCCCTTCAAAATTTGGGTCATTAATAACCATTGGAAAATTAACTGGTGCAAAATACTCATCTGTATCCACAATCCCTGGAAGAATTGTAAACGGTGCTTCTCTATGAAAGGGTTGCACAAATAAAGTTGAATAACCCTTGGGAGTTTTAATTGCCCAAGGATTCATAAACTTTGGATAAGGATGAGGTTTTTTTGCTGGGTGATTGGGTGCTTGTTCTACTGGATGAAATTGAATGAGACTAAAATCAGACCACTCAAAATATTGTTCACCATTTTTTAAAGTAACAAACACGTCAGCAGGCAATGCGATAATGTAACCAGCAGTAATTGCATCAAATACTGGCATACATTTTTTTATTGTTGCATTGCTTCCACCTTGACCATTTGTTGCTTTCTTATTGCCAACATAAGACTCAACTTCTTTATACCAATCAGGAATAAATTGTGACGCTGGTTTAGGTTTTTCTATATCTTTATAATCTATAATGCTTGTAAATGTAATATCCATCTTCAGCCCCCTTTGAACTTTTGTGGATTATACTACTACAATATAAGCAATGCCAGGTGAGCCGTTGCCGCCGTTAAGGTTTGTAAATGTCTGGTTGGTATTGTTAAATGTGTAGTTATTTGTAGAACCACCACCACCGCCACCACCATAACCTGTAGCGCTTTCGGCGGGAACGCCGTCCCAGCCACCTTTACCACCTGCACCAATAAGACCAGAACCACCGTTGCCACCAACAGCACCAACTGCGTAGTTATAAGAACTAAATCCACCACTTCCAGTAAGACCATTATTACCTGGTCCGCCAAGATTTGTAATCCAAGTATAATTATATCCTGGACTTACGTTTCCTGCCGCACCTACGCGAGTAGGACTATTAGAACTGTAAGTATAGTTTGATGTTGTAGCACGACCACCTGTGTTACTGTTTGCTGTAATGCCACCAGAAAGAGTTGTTGCTCCACCAGCGTTACCATTATTTGCGCCATTGTTAGTTCTCGTACCACCATTGCCACGGGCGCCGATAGTTACGGTAACGTCTGAGTTTGCTGCGCCAGTACCGCTTAACACATAACCAGAAGCACCGCCAGCGCCGCCTTCAGACTGATTTGGATTTCCACCATTTCCGCCATCGCCGCCACCTACAAGGCAGTACCACATTTGACCACGAACACCAGTAAGTGTCTGTGTTGATGTAATTGTATAAAGAGTTCCGCTTACTGAACCAGATGGTAACAAAACTTTTGTTTGCGTAAATGTGACATCAATATTAGTGCCAGTATTAATTGAAATAACTGCGTGTGTTGGTGCAGTCGTGAGATTAACAGTAACAGTGCCAGTTGAAGTGCTAGCACTTGTAATCGATGCTGAACCGTTCATAAATGTAATAGTTGCAATTGTTGACGATACGCAAGTAATAGTATAAACACCAGTACCAAATGTTACTGCAAGTTTATATAGATTGCCAGCAGCAGGAATAGTTGTTTGCTGACCAAAAGTGGTTGCAGCAGAACCAGTAGATGTTAGTGGAATTGGAAATACGGATATAGCCATTAGTTGTTTACCTCATCTATTGCTGGGGGTTCGTATACTGGTGATGGGTTAATAAATACTCCATCTACGTAAGTTCCGCCTGGTGTAGCGGCATCAAACTCTTTAATTTCAACGCAAGTAAAACCAGTAGTTTGCTCCGCTAATTCTTGTGAATCACAAATAATAGTATTGATTACATTAATACCATCAATAACTGCAAAGTTTAACATTACGCTATCTCCACTCCGCTAATGTGAAAGTCAATAGTTACTGCTGAGGCTAGAGCCTTAATAGTTTTAGTTGTAGTAAGAACTTGCTTGAGGTCGATATACACTGTTGAATTTGCTGCAATAGCAGCATCCTTGTGAAGTTCAATATCGTCTAACAAAATGGTAAATGTACCTGCAGATGCTGCGTTGTTACACACAGCGATGTTCGTTACTACTGCAGTTGTTGAAGATGGTACTGTATATAAAGTTGTACTTGTTAATGACGCCGCTGTGCGAGCCAGCGCCTTAGTTGTTGTAGCCATTAGTTACTACCCTTTCTTATATCCATAGATGTTGATTTCGCCTGTAATTGTTCCGCCTGATGGAAATATGCTTATTCCGTCATAACTTGTTTTTGCTTTGTGTACACCCTGAAAAGACATCGAATAATCAAAGTCAGGCATTGGATTCGACCACGTTGTATGCTGTGATAAATAAGGATTTTGTATAACAATATTTGCAGATAACTGGTCTGTAGACCTTAAATAACCCATAACTCCTGAAGAAGCGTTTGCCGCTGTATCAATCCCAGTCGAACCAGCATTACCATAAACTACATAATAATTAGCAAATGAATAAACGGATGAGGTTGCATTGGTTCCGCCAGAGCGCATTTGGTTTCTTAAATAAGCACTTCCAGTTGATGAGGTAAACTCTCCCTGTATTACATAAAAGTCATAAGCAGAGGAGAAGCAGTTGTCAATGTTTACAGCAGATGAACCACTAAATGTAGTTTTGTTGACACGCACTAAATCTCCCGAAGAAACAGTTCCCCAACTTGCGTTAGAACCATCGGTTGTTAGGTACTTGCCACTGTTTCCAGTTTGAGTTGGATAAGTAGCCTTAGCATTTAACTGTGTTTGCACAGCAGATGACACTCCGTCTAAATAGCCAAGTTCTGTTGCTGACACAGTAGATGGTGCTACTGGAGCGCTTGCTAGGTCTCTTGCTTTAGTCATTAGTATGCTCCCATAATTGCCATAATAGATTGTTCTTCAAGCGCAACCTTTGTTGCGTAAGGTGTTAGGTCTGGGTTAGGAACTGCTGCCCATTCAAGACCTGTAGATGTAGATGAGTTGGCCTTAAGATAATAACCATTAGTTCCTAGTGCTAACTTTCCAGGAGTATCTGCTGCTGTTGCAACTAAAATATCGCCTTTTGCATCAAATAATGCCTTATCAATTGCTGTTGCAATATCAAATGCTGTGAATGTAATAATTTCTACAATGTCAGACGAAGCAAGTGCTGCAAGTGATGTAATAGATGTACCAGTAGATGCTGTGTAATCAGATGTGCGAGCAAGAAGTACACCGTTAAGGTAAACCTGTTCCTTGCCTGGAATATAGGAAAGCGTCAAGCCATTTGCGTCTGTTCCAGATACTGATGTCTCGCCACCTGATGCTGTAAAGCGGAAACGATAGATTGCAGCAGTAGATGAAATTGAACCCCACTCTGTTCCAGTCCATGCATACATTGCATTGTCTACTGAGTTCCAGTAAAGAGCGCCTTCAATAAGAGCATTGCCATCATTGTCTACAGATGGAGCAGAAGACTTACTTCCAAGGTAACGGTCATCAAACGAGTCAAGTGCAGCCTCTGCTGCAACCTGAGCAGCCTGTGCTGCTGCAGTTGAACCCGCAACTGTATCTACATAAGCCTTTGTAGCAGCGTGCAGATTGCTTGTAGGCGCGCCAGATAGAGTGAGGGCACCAGTCATAGTTGAGCCAGCCTTGAGTACGAATGACTCGTAAACGGTTCCACCTGATTGGATTGCACTTGCAATCTCACCAAGAGTATCTAATGTTCCAGGTGCTGAGTTAACTAGGTCTGCAACCTTAGTATCTACATACAACTTAGTCGCAGCATCAGCATTAGATGCTGGAGTACCAAGGTTTGTAATCTTATATGTAGCCATCGAAACATCAGCAGCAGGTGCTGTCATTTGATTTAACTTAGATGTACGTACCTGTGTGTCAAAGTCAGAGATAGTAGATGCAGCCTGTGTGCCTGTGTGGTTAGCGCGAGCGTATGGGTCAGAAACCATCTTCGCTGCAGTAATAGTTCCATTAGCAATATCTGATGCAACAATAGTTCCATCTACTAAGTCAGCAGATGTAATGCTTCCACCAAGACTTAACTTAGTATAGGCAATACCAGCAGTACCAGATACGTCAGTATTTACAATGGTTCCATCCGCAATTTTTGCAGAGGTAATTGCGCTGTCGGCAATATCTGCTGTAGCGATTGTGCCATCTAAAATCTTTGCGCTAGTAATAGCGCCATCTGCAATGTCTCCTGCAATAATTGTGCCATCAGCAATTTTAGCCGAAGTAATTGCTGAGTCTGCTACTTTGCCTGTTGTTATTGCTAGGTCTGCAATGTCAGCAGTGGCAATTCCACCATCTGCCAACTTAGCGGATGTAATGGAACCATCGGCCACCTTTGCTGTGGTAATTGCTGCATCTGCAATATCGCCAGTTGCAATAGTTCCGTCAGCAATCTTTGCTGATGTAATAGCAGAGTCAGCAATCTTTGCTGTAGTTACATTTGCATCTGTAATCTTAGCAGTAGTAATAGCGCTATCAGCCAACTTAGCAGTTGTAATATTAGCATTAGTAATCTTGGCTGTAGTTACAGAGTTGTCTTGCAACATTGCTGTTGTAATCATATCTGTATCTGTAGTCTCAAGAACATTTGCAATAGTTAAGCCATGAGCAGATGTTACATTGTTGATGTGGTCATTGGCCTCTTGATAGTCCTGACCAATAGCCATGTGACGAACCTCAGCGCCTGCTGAGTGAGCCTGTGGAATAGAACCATCAATGCTGCGCTGAATTGCAATAGTATTACTTGAGACAGGGTTACCGTCTACCTTGTAAATATCTACAATTTCTTCAAGCGCTGTATCTGGGTCAATAACCACAGTAAAGCGCTGACCTGCAATAAGTGTTTTACCACCCATAAGGGCAGCAGCAGATACAACTGTAATAGATGCGCTAGATGAAGTAATCGCAGAAGCAAGTGTTGTTTTCTGTGAACGGGATGAGTATTTTCTGACTGCCATTGACGGTTCCTATCGGCTGTAGCGAGGTCGTAGTGGATATTGCTGTTGCTGTGCCTGAGTTTCCTCAGCCAAACGTGTAGCGTAAAGTTGATATAGAGCACGTGTTGCTGTGTTACCTGAACCATATGTACGCTTAGCGTCAATCTCATCAGCCTGTGGGCTAGTAAGAGCATTACGTGCTGGGTCAAGGAATGAAAGCAAACGATAGGCAGCACCTAGAACTACTACATCTCGAACAGATTCAGGCAGCCCCGTCTGTGCTGAGAATGACTCTTCGGATGTTTCGCTAAGTGTTGATGGAGCAGTTGCATATGTAACATTAATCTTACGACCTGAATGAATAGCACGGTCATTGATTGTTACTGTCTGTGATGTAGCACCCCATGTAGTTGCATCAGGAGATGAGTCCCAAGTAAATCTAGCAATAGGAATCCAGCGCTTACTAGCGCCAATCTCCTGCCAAGACATACGTAGGATGTTCTGGATATTTAAACCAGTAAATGCATATGTATCTACAACTGGGTTGTAGTTAAATGATGTGTTCTTAGCAGCAAAGATAGACGAGCCAATGGCTCGGATAGTATCTTGAATTGCACGCTTAACAGAGTGACGTGGAAATGTAGGAGCAATAACTACTCGGTCTCCTGCTGCGTGTTCATCTGCAGTTGTACCCATAAATCCACGACCATACGGTGGAACCGTAGCAGTCTTAGAGATGCGGTCATAGTCATCAATCCAGATTAGTTCATCACCAATCTGAACCATGCCTTTACCTACATTGTCCTCATTGAGTGAGAATGTAGTAGGTGCTGCAAGTGTAGATGTTGTAGTTGTAATAGCAGATGTAAGGTGAGTAGTACGGTCTTGCTGGAGTGTATAACCAGCAAGGTTCATAGTTACCTCATCAACTAAATCGTTAAGAGTTACTGTCATTACTTAGCCGCCTTTCTAGCGATAGCAGCAGCCTCGGCGCGAGCGCGATTAATTGATGCACTAATCTGAGCATCAGTCATACCTTTGGCTTTAGCCTTTTTAATAACACGGTCACGCTGTGCTTTTAGAACTGCATTACGACGCTCTGCTGTGGACATAAGCGCTCTATTGCGACCACCTGCAATTTGTGCTGGAGAAACGTTTGGCTTCTTAGCAGTGCTCTCACGAAGTAACTGTGCATATCTACGAAGTTCTGCATTAGGCATACGGTCAGCAATTGCCTTTGTTTGATTAATCGAACCAAGTGGAACTTTTTCTTCTCCAAATTGAATACGATATTCAATTGATGAACTAGGCTTTTTCTTAGGTGGCTCTCCACGTTGTGCAACTAATTTGGCCTGACGAGCACGCTCTGCTTTATACTCAGCAAGACGCTTAGCACGGCGTGCGCGCTCAACATTCTGCAAACGCATATTTGCTGGAAGATTGCGTGGAGTAGCCTTTACTGGACCACTAGGGTCAAACTTTGGTTTAGCCTCTGGACGAGGCTTTGTACGTGCAGGTGGCTGCGTATTTACTTTTGGCTTACGCTTAGGTTCTGTAAACTTACCAGACTTGGTCTTAGGACCAACCTTCTGACGAACAGTTGTATTGCGAGGAGTTCCATCTGTATCACGCAAACGTGGTACTTTAGATGTTGGTGGCTTACGATAAATACCAAATGGCGCTTTAGCGCCTTTGCCTGCTGCTTCTTTAGCAACTGCACGTGCTACTTTTGCTGATATTTTTACAGCGCCTTTTGCAGCGCGAGCCTTCGGGCCACCAATACCCTCAAGCACTGATAGTCCGACTAGTCCAGCAATTCCCTTAACAGACGTTAACTGTTTACGTGCTTCTGCTTTTTCAATATCACGCTGGCTAAACTTCTTATTGCCCTTGCCACCTTCTGATGTTGCTCTAGCCATTACCACTTCACCTTATCTGCCCAGTATGCTGCGCTTAACTTGCCTTTAGAAATATTAGAAGCGTGTCGTGCTTTGAACGACTTACGACGAGCAGCATAGGCTGCTGACTCTCCTGCCTTCTTTGGAGAACCGCTAACACCTTGCTGACCAAAACGGATGGTCTTAACTGTGCTACCCTCTTTAGCCACAACTACGTGCGACTTCTTAGGATGGTTTGGTGTGCGCTTTGGCTTGTTATAGCCAGCCACACCTGCCCTTGTTAGGCGAGAGTCTTTTTTATTCATCTGAACTTAGCCGTCTTCTTTGCTATAGATTTTGGTTGTTTAACAAATTGCTTGCCCTTGGCTGCACCAGCCCGCTTTGCAGCGGTGGTTTTAGCGTACTCAGAGGCCGATAGAGCCGCTCTAGCCTTCTTAGGTAGGTAACGCTCACCAGTAGCCTTAGACCCCTGTGTGCTGGGCTTGCCTGACTTTGTACCCCAGTCCTCTTTAGTCCACTTGGACAAAGAAGATTGAGCCTTAGTCTTAGGCCCTGAGTAGCCACCGCCTGCTTTCTTATAAGCCTGACCGAGTAACTGTGCTTTACGCGCAGACCACTGACCAGGCTTACCGCCCTTAGAGCCAGACATAATCTGGTTCTTTAGGCGTTCACGTAAGGCTGTCTTGGTGTATGCCATTTACTTCTTCTTGCCCATCCTCTTTGTTGAAGATTTCTTCATTCCGTATTCCTTAAGACGCATAGCAGGAGATTCTTTCTTCTCATGCATCTTCTTTGCTTTTGCTGATGAATACTTCTCGCCCTTGACTGACATTACATGCCCTTCTTTGAACGAAGAGGTCCACCACGATAAGATGAACGGCCAGCATTAGGTGAAACTGTTTTTGGCATTGGCTTTGCAGGACGGCGTGTGCGACCTGAGTTAGGTGATGTTGTGCTAGATGCAGGTGTAGGTCCAACTCGCTTGCCCTTTGGAGCAATTGCATTAACTGGTCCAACCTTCTTACCCTTAGGCTGAATAGCAGGAACTCCGCCACGTGTTGTACGTGTGCGACCAGTTGTAGTCTGCGCTGTGCGACGTGCAGCGCCACCCTTGCCTGCAACAATCTGCTTACCTGATGCGTCGTAACGACGACCCTGCAATAGCGCACCAGCAAGTTGCCCTGCTTCCTTTTTTACATTTGATGGACCAATCTTCATTCCCTTAGGAAGTGGTCGATTCCCATTTAAATACTTATCAACAGCATTGCTTGCGCTCTTTGCTGTCTGCTTTACTTCCTTAACAACATTGCCAAGGTAATTAACTTTCTTAGCCATTAGATTGCTCCTACTTCTGCTAGTGATGCTACTGATTCTTTTGTAATTGATTGTGCTGTTGTGCCAGTAGTATCTGCGTCAAAGGCTTTGCCCATAACGTCAGATGCTTCTACTGCTGCCTTAATATGCGCCATGCTTGTACCAGCAGGTTGGATACCCTGCGCACGTGCTGCGCGGTAGGCATCAAGTTCTCCATGCCACTTCTTATTTGACATAGCCTTCTGTGAACTAGCATCACCAGTATTCAGTTGTAGTCCTTTGGCTTTACAGCCAAAACAAGGATTTGTATCGCATTCTGTATGGTCAATATTTGCCACACTCTCCTCATGTGGAAATGGTTTAGGTGACTTCTTACCGCAAAGAACGCAGTCATATGCAGTGGCAACAAAGTCATGGGCTTCTGTAAAGCCCCATTCAGTAACTCGGCTAATGTGATGGCACTTAGTCAATTGTTTCTACCTCATAGCCAGCAGCCTCTAAGTCCGCTTTTTCTTCTGCAGTTACTGTGTGAACAATACCGCCAAGATAGAAAGCCTCTGCCTCTTGAACTTCTTCGCTAGATGGATAGCGTACTTCGTAGTACTCGCCACCTGTTTTAATAACAGAGATACCTACTGGAATCTCAATACGAGAAAATAGTGGATGATATTCTCCACCTGGATTCTCACGAATCGTAGGTGTTGTGAATCTATATGTTGCCATTTGTCCTCCTTAATGGACTTACCCCAATGCACCAGGCGAACCTGATGCATCAGAGTCAATCAATTAAGATTAAGCGTTTGGACGGCCTGATGCCGCTGTCTCGATACGAACCAATGCTGGTGTGCGGTAAAGCGCCCAGTTGATAATTCCGTACCAGCCGACTGGATTGAAACGGTTGAAGCGGTCTTCAATCTTTCCAATCTCCATACCTGGTTCCTTCCATACAGCCTCAGCGAGTGCCTGAGCACCTGTGACGTATGTGTTGTAAACACGTGTCTGAGTTGTAGATGAACCAGAACCTGACTGTGTGTTTGTAGCGTTTGCTGTCTCGATGAAGCGAACGCCTTCCCATGAGCCGAGTTCTCCACCGAAGAGTGGTGATACTGCCTGGTACTCATGTGGTGTACGCCATACGTTGTTACCTGTCTCTGTACGGAGGTCAGCAGAAACTTCTGGGTGGATGTATGCAACATACATTCCAGCAGCCTTTGTCTGAACGCCAGCAGCGCGCATCTTAGTAACAGCACGACGAACAGCATCAGACTTCATTGTGTCTGCTGCTGTGATTGCTGTCTTAGCAGCAACTGTTCCAACACCTTCATAAACGCTTGATGTTGTCTGTGTGCCTGATGTTGTTGAGACGCGAACAATGTTCGCACCTGCATCCAACTTAGCAAGAACAGCATTGTCAAGTGTCTTTGTCATGTTGAAGCCAACTGCGTTCGCAACCCATGGGTCGATGTTAGCAATTGACATAAGGTTAATCTTCTTAACAGGAAGGACTGAACGACCAAGTTCCAACTGAGCAATATCAATGTATGATGTTGCTGGAATTGCTACTGAGTCTGTATCTACAGTCTCTTCAAGAGTTGCTGATGCAACTGAAGTTTCCGCAATATCAGTGTTGAACTGGAAGCGAATAGAAGAACCGTTGTGTGTAAGTGAGCCGACCTTTTTGTCAGCGATTTCACGGAACTTAGGCAATACACGGAGATTGGTTTCAATCAACTTGTCGTATGCTAAAGTTACGAGGTTAGTACCGTAACCACTACCTGTAGTGGTAAAAGCATCTGCCATGTGGCAAACCTTCTTTCTGAATTATTGTATCTTGTTAGCGATACCTTGGATTATGGATAGTAATTCCTCTTCAGAGTGTCCGTCGTAGTTTTGCAACAAATCAACATATTCATCTGAAGCATCGGGAGTCGCGGCAAATTGAGTAGCGCTATCCTGACGAGAGAACTCTCGTACATTAGGCTTAGCCTCATGCTCTTCCTGTGGCGTATATCCGATTAGGTCTCCGTTGTCTCGGAGCCAGTTATTAACTGACTCTTCGTTAACTTCGTCTAGGTCCTTAAGGACTAAACGGGCAGCCTTGGAGTTGACTCCCTTAGATTCTAGGACTGACTTGATTGTTGACTCACGCTGTTGGCGTTCGAACATCTCCAACTTCTCGGTCAATTCCCTGATTCGTTTTTCATCAGCACGCTTTGCTTTACGAAGGTCTTTAATACCATTCGTCTCGTCGCCCTGACCTTCAAAATCAAGGTCATCATTGTCTTCCCAGTTATCGTTGCTTCTCATGCAACCTCACCCTTCTATTCGTTGTAGTTCGCAAGCCACAGTGACTACTCGGGGAAGTAGGCTGGCTCTTGCTACCAGTCTTTTACGCCTGACGGGGCTGGTCTATCCGTCTAGGGATTCTTAGAATGAGCCTGTATTACTGCTCTGCTGGCCTGTACGCAGGCGACCAGAGGAGCCGCTGAATGAGGCAACCTCTTGCTCCGCTAACTGCTGACGCTTGCGCTTAGCGCTTGCTGTGCCCTTAAATACCTCAGCCTCTGCAGTTGCCTGGTCATACTTGTTACCATAGATGTCACCCAACTTGGTAGCAGTAGGCATAATCTCGCCAATAGTTGCGTAGCCTTCTTGAGCCTGTGCCTTAGTGACACCAAACTGTGCAAGGGCTGTAGCCGCAGCAGCAGATGTAGCAAGGTCCTGACCCTTGGCTGCAGCGCCAATCTCAGCGGCTGTAACCTTCTCCTGCAACTTAGGTAGACCTTCCTTTGGATTAAGGAAGTATGAAACTAGGTCCGTATCTTTAATGTCAAAGAATGAAGTAAGAGTAGACTTAATTGATGGGTCTGCGTTATTGACTCTAGTAACAACTGTATCAATACGTTCCTTGAATTCAAGAGCAGATACATCTCCTGCAATAAGGTCAGCCATCTTTCCCATAGCAATGTCCTTGTTTGTGCCAAAGTAGTTTGCCTGACCATAAGCCTGTAGTGTCTGCTTATATGAATTCTCTAGGTCAAGGTACTCAGCCTCTGATAGCGCATTAAGCCCAGCGTCAACTCGCTTCTTGTTGCCATTGAATCGTTTAACATACTCAGCGTTATACTCTGGGTCAGTCTTAAGTAGTAGTGATGCTTGATTAGGTCCAACGTTATTCTTCATTAACTTTGTAATTGCAGGAATAAGCGAAGCCAAACCATAATTAGTAAAGGTCTCCTTTAGAAGAGCATATGCATCTTTATCAGAATCTGACAACGTCGAAGTATCTGCTGGTGTTCCGCCAGATAGCGTCTTGCCTGGAGTTGCTGCAACTTTTGCTGCAATCTTTGCAGGGTCAATAATAATCTGACCAGTCTTAGGGTCAATATCCTGACCAGTAAGTCCCGCAATTTCTGCAGCCATAGCCTTTGCTGCAATAACATCTGGGTCGGCAGATACAGTTGCATTCATTGCATCTGTTCTTTGCTGTGCTGGTGTCTTGAGAGAGTTTTGATAAGCCTGAATACGTGCTTCTTCTTCTGCTGCTATACGTTCTGCTTTAAGTTGTGCTGCTGTCGCCATTATGCCATCAATCCGAATGAGCGAAGAATCTGGCTTGCATAGTTAGCAGCCTCTTCTCGCGCATTCTGTGTCTTGGACCAGCGTGGGTCATTACGTAACTTAACTTTATAATCAGTCATGCTCATAACGCCAGCCTTACCGCCATTGCGTACTGCGTCCTGAATATCATTGTCAAATAAATCAATTGCATCTTCGTTTAGTTCAAGAACCTTAGCCTTCTCAGACGCATACTGCTTTGCAATATCCTTAACAGTTACGCCAGCATCAATCTGCGGAGAAAGGTTTGTATAGAAAGACTTAGACATTTCACGAACAGAAGTCTTTAGGTCTGCAATAGAACGCTTATCTAGGTTGCCACCAACCTTAAAGCCAGATAGAACCTTATCAAGTGCATCCTTAGTGCTCATCTGAATACCAAAGTCACGGGCATATTCTTTAAGGTCTACAATCTGTGTAGCAATTAATCCATTGCCAGAAGTAATATCTTCTAGGTTTGTTCCCTTAACAGATGGCTCAAGTACAGTAGCCATAATACGGAACACATCTTCTGAATTAAGTGTCTCACCAGTAGTGGTAGCCATGCCACCAGATACGGTTGTCTTACGGATAGCCTTCTTCTGTTCTGATATTAACTTAGAGTAGTAATCAGCCTTCTCTCCAGAAGTAGCCTTACGACCAAGCATATCCATTGTAAAAGAATCAAGGTCCTGGAATGCGTTTAACTTGTCAGAGATTTCCCGCTGAGCATCTGGCTGCCCGCCAGTGCCAGTAGCGCTGCGCTTTGATAGCCAACTATCGAATGTATCAAATGTAATCTGACCTTCAATAGTATAACGCTGGCTTTGTTCAATACTATGAGACATTGCAGCCTCAACAATTGCGTTATTAAACGCAGCCTCATCACGCGCCTGAAAGTCTTCGTCCTTTAGGAAACCTTTAGCATTAAGTGTAGCCCGTAGTTTATTAACACCACCTGCTGCCTGTGCTTGGTCCTTGTAGTACTTAACCATTGCAGAAGCAGTTGTAACACTAAAGTCACGTCCACCAGGCTTGATAACAAAAAATGTAGGGTTTACGTTACCTTCTGCAGTTCGCTGAACTAATTGCCAGCGACCATAAGCATCCTGCTCAACGCTAATTAAAGGGTTTGAGCCCTTTGTTGAGCCAAAGTACTTTTCTAGTGCTAACTTATCCGCTTCTAGTTTCTTTGCATCTGCTTCTAGTTTTGTGCGAGCAGCGTCTGGTCCAGTTTGTGACATGTGTTATTACCTCGCTCCCGCTGAAATAGTATCCTTAGAGTATAGATTTAATAGTGGTGTAAAGATAAGTCTTGAAGCCTCATTAACTTCTGGACTAGAAGTACCAAATTGTTCAATCTGAGCAACAATTCTGTCTTTCATCTCCGCCTTGCTTGTAGAGAAATCAAAGCGAACACGATTATTGGTATCAAGTGAATACTCTTGTAGTGCCTTAATGTCCCTAACAATCAGACGCATAGCAGTTCTAGTCATCTTATTGATAGGAGTCTTGGGGCTTTCGAGTGCTTCGTTGAGGGTTTTAAACTTCTTCTCAAGCATACCTTGTGACTCTAAACCACCCTCAACATCTGCTGCAAGGTCTGGATTAGCAGCGCGCATCATGCGCTTCTTGTATGTAGCCTCATCAATTGCTGCCTTACGTGTAGTAATATCATTACTAGACTTTAATTTTGCATCACGTTCTTTATCAATATTGAAGTAAGCAATCTTATCTTCTTCTAATTGAACGGCAATAAGGTACTTCTCGTAGTCTGGCTCAGAAATCAAATCTTCTGACTGCATCCAGTTATAGATATCAGGGTTATATTCACCAGAACGTGGTGAGAATATCCATGCAATTTCTTTGTATGTTTTGATAAACTCATCGTTATTAACAGCCCAATCTTTAACCTCATTGGTCTTGTTAATGAATACCTTGTATTCCTTCTCACTTGTTGGCACAACCCATGCAGACTTTCCTGGGTTATTTCCAACCCAGGTCATCATTGCTATATCAAATAGATTACCAATACTGCTATCTGCGTTACGAAGAATACCATTATAGATATCCCAGAACTCGCTCTTTGGGCTACTAATGCCAGCACGCTTGACAGCATCTGTTAATTGATTAGTAGGCTTAAGCGTAGGTTGACCTGGTGAGATATTACCAGCAAAGTTGCGACCCATTAGGATAGTCTGAACAGAAATCTTTAGGTCGCCCATATACTTTCGTGTTTGTTCTGCAGTTGCATTGGATGGCAAGCCATACCCATTTGCCTGGAATGCTGCAATTGCCATAACCGTTGCACTCGCCTTCTGGCGATTAAATTCTTCATATGGAAGATTAGCAAGCATTGACTGCTGAAACATAGGCATAAGCGCTGTGTATAAGTCTAGGTTCTTTCCAATATCACCAAGAGCCCACTCGTTGATAATGTCCTTGCCTTCTTGCTTCCATGACTTAGGAACAAATGGCAACTCATTAAGGATAGCCTTAACACCCATCATTGATACCGCACCAATTGGTCCAGATAGTGCTGGCTGACCAGCATCTGGAGAAAATGATGGGTTAATCAAACGTAATTTAACAGCCATATCAGAGAAGGTTGGAACCTTAAATGTGTCATTGCCTGTAAGAATACGCATTACTGGTTCAACGGCATTATTTACAACTGCATCTGTAGGGAAGACCAAGTACTGGTCTCCCTTTTCATCAGTATAAACATCACCATGAGCCTGCAAGCCTGTCTGCAATAGGCGCATACGTGTTAATGCGCGTAGTGGTTTCTGTGTATAAAGACGATAGACGCGACGCTGAAAGTCCTCTGTTGCGCGATAGAAGCGTCCAACAGTACGCACAGACACGGCAAGATTTGACCGAACATTAGGGTTATCAACCATAGAGATAACATCATCTAAGGCATTCTCGTATGCTAGGTTTACAATTCTTCCTTCTGCTGTTTCTGCTGCTGCTTCTCTTATCTTTGCAACCTTTGCTGGATTATCACGCAGCATTGGATTTGCTTTGATAGCAGTATCAACAATATCGTTTTCAATATTAATCTTAAATGGTTCAAGTTCCTTTAGGTTCTTTGAAATCTTAAACCATACAATTTTCTGTCGTAGAAGACCAGTAACAACTGCGTCCATTACATCCATTGTCCAGTTTTGGTAACGGTTAATAGCGTCCTCAAAACGGTTGAACTCGGCAAATGACTTCATATCAAACTCAGTATTTGCAACCTTAATAAGACGTGTATTAATCTCACCTACTGGCTGGAACGCTGCAGTTACATCTCTGAATTCATTAAATGACAATGAACGAGCAGCCATAGACCAAGCGTCATCTGCAGCGGCAGGATTATTCGCAATAATCGTATCGCGTTTAGCCTTAATAAGATTATAAAATCCCTTGTTGTTGGCATTTGTTGTGCCATGAAAAGTATTCTTAAGGTCTATTAGCATAGTTTCAATGTGACCCTTGGCTATCTGAGCGTTAGTATCCCCAGCCTCACGTAGCCATACTGTTGTACCATAAGGTGCAATAAATTTCTTTACTAGTTCTGGATTTGCCTCAACAAATGTATCGGTTTCAAAGTCATACTTGACTCCAACCTTTTCGAGCATAGCATTGCGTGCTCGGTTGAAGTCTTTCTGTGTAACCAAAGCATTGTTATTAAAGAAGTAGTTAACTGGATTGACAGTTACGCCATTATCAACCTTCTGAACATTTACCGTAAAGCGTGTGTTCCAGTTATCCCAGTGCGAGATAGCCAATTCAAGGTTGTTCATCTGGCTAGTTAGTTTAGAAGTATACTGAGGACCCTGCTTTAGGCCGAAACCTTTAAGGGTTTCAGACCAAGCAGACTGTCTAAACATGGAATCCATATAATCAACATCAATGTTTCCAGCCAATGTAGCACGTGAGCCAAGTGAATTAGCCATAGCATCAAGCATCTGTGGATTATGCTTCATTACAAGACGCAATGAATCCCATACCTCTGGAGGCATTGTTTTGCCGTATAAATCAATTGCACGATTAGTAACAGCAAGCATAATCTCAGCCTGCTGAACTTCCGCTGGCGACACACCAGCATCGTCAGCAAGTCTTTGAATCATTGCTGCGCGGGCTTCTGCGTCAATCTTCTTCGTTAAATCAAGAGATGGAAATATCTTATAGATTCCACGCTTGTAAAGACCAACACCGCTCTTTGAACCGCTGACCATTGTAGAAACGTCACGTAGTGCTGTTCCAACTCCGCCAGCCTTATACATTGCTAGGTCCATCAATTGACTATACGAATCCTGTAAAGACATCATAAAGCCTTCATCGATGCTAGTACGCTGTCCAAGACGTGGGAAAAGAGTCTGTGTTACCCAGAAGTTCTGAAACTTACGAAGGAATGTATTACGAGTTACTCCACCCATAGCATTAAAGAAAGAAGGTGCTGACTCAAAACGAGCAGGTGCAGCATACTCTAATGCAATATCAAAGTTAATAGGTGCAATACCTTCTGTCAACTGTGATGGGTGAACACCACCACGGGTCTGCAAAACAGGTACGTCGTTTTCATATTTAAAGATATTGCGCTGCATATCTGTCTCCCACCCTTGTGGGATTTCAGAACGGGTAGTGTTTAACATACCGTGCTTTTCGTTGAATGTTTTATTCAACAATTCAGCAGCATGCTCACGCCCACCTGGGCTACCATACATACCGATAGCACGATAGTAAGCATCATGTAGATTACGAACAAAAGTAATCTGATATTCAGGTGCAAGTTTAGGATACAACTGAGCCATAGCCTCTGCAACATCTTTACCAACTACAAGAGTTGAAAGATTACGTACTTCCTTTATGCTCTTGTATGAATCCTCGCCATAAAGAATACGGCCTGGTGCACGTGATGCCAAACGTCCCATGTTATTAAGAAATGTCTTACGGTCTTTTGCAATCTTTGCAACTTCGTCAATCTCAGAACTAATAAGGGAAGAGTCCTTGCCAGTCTTAGTTAGCGCTGCCATTGCTTTCTCGGCAGTCTCATCAATCTTCGCAAAATCATCAGCAGTCTCTGGTGTATTATTAAACATTTTGTAGAACTCTTTGTGAATCTTTGTAGTGAGCCCACGGTAGTTCTTAGAAACTGGAATACCATGACGTGTCTGGCTAATGCCATCAACGCTCATAGATAAAAGATAGCGACCATTCTCATAGTCCTGGAAAAAGTACTCTGCTCTATCTGCGTTATATACCTTAGAGTCAGCAAACAACTTTACGACATTCTCATTTGCCCATTCTGGGTATGTCTGCATAATGTTGCGATAAGCAGCGCCCTTATAGGCAGCAGTTGGAGCCTCTGCATACTCCTTAATGAGTGGACCGATTTCATTATTCCAATGAAGTCGAACATCCTGCTCTTTAAAGATAGCGCGAGTTGCACGCTTAATTCCAGTCTCACCAAACTTATCAGCAATGTACTTATACTGGTCTGCTAATTGCTCGCCACGGCTCTTATAGCCAGCAAACTTTAACGCATCCTCAATTGGAATCTTAACTCCACCAGCAATTCCCTTACGGGCAGCACGTGCAGCAGGAACTGCACCAGTATATGTTAAAGGGTCTGCTGGATTCATGATGCTATAGACAGCATCTATCGGTCCAGAGATAATTTTAGAGGCTTGCTGCTGACCTTCTGTTGTTGCAACGTCAACACCAAGCATCTTAGCAATTTTATACCAAGGACTTTGCTTTGCCTTAGCAATTTCTGCAGGGCTCGACATACGAGCCTTAGCAACAAAAGCATTAGCAGAGTTTCTACCAGGCGAAAGTTGTGCGTTCTGCTTGATTTCGCTGGCAAGTTTATCAAACTCGTCGGGATTGTCACCCATAAAACGGATAGCAGAAGCCATATCGTTATCAAAAGTACCGTAAAGGTCAATTGCTTCGCCAGGAGTACGCTGTTCGGAGATACCTCTAATAAGAGTTACAAGTGCTTTGCCATACTTTGCTTCGTATTCTTTAACAGAATCCTGTCGCCACATGTTCTTGCCGTTATAAGTATCAGTAAGAACCTTAGAATTGAAGTTTGTGTCGCCGCTCTTGAATTTCTGATAAAGACTTGGACCTGTTTTTGCTGCTTTGTCCCAAGCATCAATGACAGTAAAACCAGCAACTAATGGTGTTGCTACAGCCTTAAACGCATCTGTGACAAATCCAGTAGCGCCAGATAGAATCTTAGCGCCTAAACTTTTTTCTGGTTGGAAAATTTCTTGGTTGCTAAAAAGATAACGAATATTAGTTTGAACATCTGGGTCTAGTTCAAGAAATTCCTTGCGTGCATCATCCTTTGGCATCTTAATATACTTACGACCAAGTGACCATGAGCGTGAATACTGCTCTAGTACCTTAGAAGAACCTGCTGGCAGGGCTGACCTACGCAAAGCATCTGCAAGGTTAGGACTAACCTTTGCAATTGCTGGGTTTAAATCTACCTCTGCCATTAGTATCCGCTATCTTCGAGCGCTCGATAAAGAAGTTCTGTGTCACCACTTGGGTCATTGTCTGCAACTGTTCGCAGAATCTCCAAAAGAGTTGGAGTTGTATTGGGAAGTCGCATTGCTTCTGAACCAACACCATCACCAAGATTGATGCCAGATGTAATAGGTTCATTAGGACGCGTTGTTGGCGCACCTAGTGGTGTAGGCATTTCCATTGGAACAGGCTCTGCACGTCCCGCCATCGGAGCAGCAGTCTGCTGGCTCATTGTATTTTCGCCATAAGGCATGCCTGGCATGTACTTAGCGCCCTGTGTTGGTCCACCATCTGTGCGCTGTGAAAGTGCTCCTGGTCCCGATACTGGTGCAGGATTCTCTGGCTTGCGGTATCCGCCTTGCTGTGCCATTAGTCTTCATCCTCATCATCATACGGAATAGGGTCAATTTTATTTGGTAGTTCTGGGATAATCCAGTCAGGATATGAATCCTTATCTGTAATCATTGCGATACAAATATCAATTGGAAATCCTGCAACGCGTAGCGCCTTGTAATACTCATTGAGACCAATGCAGTATTTTTCTAGCGGTGTGTAATCATCTGATAGAACAGTACGTACTTTTGCTTGACGTACTGGCTTCTTACGTGCTGCCATGATTCCCCCTAGATAATTCGCTGTTGCTGTGTCTGAACTGAACCTGATGCCTCTCCACTTGTATTCAAGCGGCTAAGCAGCATCTGTAAATCTGGTCGCCCTGGTTGAGCAGGAGCGCCTCCTGCTGGAGCGCCAGGAGCAGAGGGGACGGGTTGCTCAACTGGTTCACCAGCAGGAGGATTCTCTGGTGTAAACACTTCCTCAATGACATCCTCAATTGAGCGACCAGCCTTACGTCCCTTGATTGCCAAAGCAATCTTTTGAATAACTGGTAGGGGGTCTTGACCCTGTGATGCCATCTGCGGAATTGTTTGCGTATATGCCTGCAGTGAACCAATGAGAGCCTTGCGAAGTTTTTCAACTTCTATCTTCTCTTGTTCCTGTGTGACGTTGATTCCGAATGGCATTTCTCGCTGTGCCAAGTCTACGGAAATCAAATCGCCGCCCAATGCCTGCAGCATAAAGATAAGGCCCTGTGCAGGGTTAAGCCCTGCCAGCATGCCGTAACGAACATCGGCTGAATAGTCACCCTTAATGTCCTTAGATGGTGTGTACTCAAGAGCATAAGGTGCGCCAGCATCTACACCACGAATTGTCTTCTTAACATCAAATACTGTTTCGTCAACTTCAAAGCAAATAGAAATAACATTCTTAAGTGCTGATGCAAAGATTGCTTGTGCTGACTTAATCTGGGTATCGAATCCACCCATAAGGGCTTGAACGCCCTGTCCCGTAATGATTGATGCGTCTACGTTACCAGTTCGTGATTCTGGATAACGTGTTCCCGTACGCAGTTCTGCTTGTAGAACCTGCTGCTCGCTAAATGCACCAGCAGGGATAGGTAGTTCGACACGCCGAACACCTGCAGGATTGTTTGTGCGGATGACTCCATCGCCACCAAACTCAAACTCCTGCACATCCGAAGGCAAGACGATAGGTGACTGCACTGACTTCTCTGCTGCTTCCATCGCAAGTAATGCGAAACGATTTCGAAGCAACTGAATACCAAGCACGTCATCAAACTGTCCACGCATTTCGCCATCAATAGATGGCTTACGTGCAATGTGGACTAGCATCTTCTTGACTGGATTCTCAGCCACCGATACAGGATAGTTACCACGCTCTGGAATATAAATTACAGATTGTTCTTTATCATAATATCGAATAACTGTAAGATACGCATTTGTGTCTTGGTCATAACCATCCTTACCAAGAATGCCATCCTCATGCTCAGGAAACTGAGCAACGAGTTCTGCAATTGTCATGCGATACTTTTTAGCAAAGGCTACACAGCGCCCATAGCGGTCATACTCAGGGTAAGCACCTACTGGGTTTTCTATGCGAATGCGTGGTAGTCCTGCTTCTTCGTCGAACTCAATAATGAATGGGACGAAACCAAATGTGATATACCAGTCCGCGCCTGTATACATCTGTACTTGCAAATCAGAATTGATGAAGTAGTTCGCAGCAATCTGCGTGCGACGGTCTGCGAACTTACGTGACTTATCTTCAATCTTGTTGATTGCAGAGCAGTTAATGGCAGGAAGCGGAGCCATAACTTCCGAAAGGTCACGTGCAACAATGTCGATAAAGTTAGCGACAACGTTTGCATCTACTCCATCTGGGAAAAAGTCAGGGTAAACGCTAGCAATATCGCCACGACGGACGGCAAGAACATCTTCCTGGCGTGAGTCGCGCTCACGTGCGCGGTGCTTGAGTGACTCAACACGCGCCGCAATCTGCTTTACTGTTAACATTAAAATCCTAACGGTTGATTAAAAAAAAAATTACTGGTACTTGCGGGCGCGGATAAGCGCCTTCTTTGCCTCAAGAGCGCGCTGTGCTTCATACTTTGCATCTGACTTGGCTTCAAAATTCTTTGCCCATGTCTCTTTTGCAGTTAGACGCGCTTCTTTCTTAGAGCCAACCTTGACTGACTTTGGCTTACCCTTAGTTGTTGTCTGACCAAAAATACGTGTAGCAGTCTTTGAGATGTTATCCATCTTTACTGTCTTAGCCTTTGCAGGTGCATTAGCGCCCTTAAGACCACGTGCATTAGCCTTTGCCTCAGCCTTAGTTGTCTTAGAAAGTACGCGAGCATTTTGAGCACGTGCTTGTTCAGCGCCTGGTGATGGCTTAAGTGGTGAACCCTTTTTAGCCCTAACTGTCACACTTGAACTTACTTTAACTGAGCGTGAGCCTGGCTTGTCTCCCATGCCTGGACGAACACGTCCTGCGTTTCCAGAGCCACCGCGTGGTGCGCCTCCGCCTGTTTCACCTCGGTTAGAAGATGTTTGCTTCTTTGGTCGAATTGCCATAATAGTTTTCCTTATCCGAATTGCTCGTTCCACTGCTCTTGATAGGCAGCGTCGAGGTTGACTGATTGACGTTTTGATAGTTGAGCCTTTGTAGCCCAACGATTATCTTTATATCGGCTTGTGAAAGAAGCCGCTTGCATTAGTTCCTTAGCACGCAAAACGCCAAACCAGAGTGCCATAACGCAGTCGGTTTTGCCCTTAGTGTTTGGCTTCCAGGTCATCAACTGTTGGAGCAAGGCTTTCATGCCTTCAGAGCCTTCAGTAGATGGGAATTCGATAATGTTGTTATTCTGGAACTTATCATCACGCATAGTTCCGAATAGGCTTGACATAGATGCTACGCCAAGGTTTGTGTCCCATTTGTTCTTGCCAGTAAAGTGTGGCTTAAGAGAGCAGCCATACTGGGCAAGCCATTGAATCAAGTCATCATCTAGGGCATAGCCCTTCTGATGAGCGTTAATCTCAACGCGAAACTCTTGAGGTCGGTACTTAACAACCAACTCTTCAATCGTATTACGAATCTTTTGTGGAGTAGGCTCGCTCATATTTATGCAATCAAGCACGTAGATACGGCCATCAAGGGCGTTGTAGTTAATTACCACAAAGGCTGAGTTACCAGTCATAGCAGGGTCAAAACCAATGATGGTATAACCACGTACTTTTGCTGGATGCCCAGGTAGTTCTGGGTTTAGTACTCCACGCTTACGCGCTCCTTTGATACAACCTTGAACCAGCGGAGCGGGGAATGTTGAATCCTCCGCTATATCTTCCTGCTGGTACACCAGCGCCCAGGTAGAGGCGGTAACTTCACCGCGACGTTTATTTAGCGCTGGCCCGTCCCACTTAGGATACAAACCATCTTCATCAACATCTTCCTCATCGTCGCCATCCCAAGGGATATTTGACTTTGGCCAAAGAGTTACCCAGTCTTTAGGCTTCTCTTTGTACTCAAGAACTGCTGGCATAGCCATATAGGTAAAAGGGCACTTGCCACTTGACCAGTACTTAGGCTCTCGCAGTTCCTTATAAAAATCTGTAGCGGCAATACGTGTGCCTACAATTAGCAACTTGCCGTTCTTACCCAGACGAGTGATAACTTCTTTTTGCAGCCAGTTAATCTGCTTCTCATACTCATGAGCGTTAGCAGTTGTAATGCAGTCGTCTAGGATAATCAAGTCGGCGCGAGCGCCGTAAATCTGACCACCCATACCAAGGGCTTGGATAGTCGGGTCTTTCTCAGATGAATCACGCGCATCGCCACCAAGATAGACGGTGTCTACTTTCCAGGTATCTGCGTCATTTTTCCATCCACCCTCAGGACCGAATGCATTTTGCATTTTCTGATAGCGCGGATGCGACAACCTGTTTTTAATCGAATACACGAACTCGCGTGCTTTGTTCAACGTCTTAGAGACCACGATGATGCGGACGTTAGGGTTGATGGCGATACGGTAGGTCGAATAGTTCACCGTGACAACGGTGGACTTAGCATGCTCAGGAGGCACATTGACCAACATACGGGTCTCGTCTACCTTCTCATAAGTCATGGCAGGGTGCAGCCAAGAAGGGTCGCGCCCTTCAATCAAATCAATCCAGTCCTGATGGTGTGGAAAGACCTTTGAGTCCAGGTACATCTCAGAGAACTGAGCAAATGAAATCTCTTCCTTGGGGATACCAAGGGCAACAAGGGAATTGGACTTAGAGTCTAACTTAGCCTGTTCAAGTTTACGGGCAAAGTCTGGGTCTCGATACATCCAGATGCGGGCGGTGTCAGGCTTGGAGCCTACCTTGGTCATGGCGTTTGCCAGACTCATACCTTCTGCAACCAGTAGGAGCACCTGCTCCTTAGCCTCGTTGCTCTTAGCCGTCTTGGGGTTAGTCGCCCCCTTTTCGAATGTCATCTAGCCCCCTAGAATAAAGTTGTGGACAGTTGGTAAACAGGGTTGTCCAGCCCGCGGTCAGCCCCCGAAGCGACTGAGGATGTGCAGACCCCCAAGGACTCGAACCTTGACAAACCGCTTTGGAGACGGTTGTGCTGCCATTACACTAGGGACCTAAAAGACCCAAGGCGAACCTTCCCATACCTTCTCATATGGGCCGCACACTAGGTGCGTGGGTGAGCAAAAATAGACAGACTGCACCTGCCTTGTAGCAGTTTAGTACAGTCTATAGTAACAGTTGTGAAGAAGGCTCTAAAAAGACTTCTGAACTATTTTAGTCTCTATATATACTTAATCCGTTCAAACAGGTCAAACGAACATTTTCTGTAGATAAACTATAAAACTGCTGGTCAGACTGGGGGTATACTGTTGTACTAGAAATATTTTAGTAGAGATACTCTACTGTGCTGACAGACAATTTAACAATCCTAGGGTCTAAAGACCCAGCAGATTGTTAAGTCTGCGACTCTACTGTACTGTTAGTCTGAGTGCGTAGGAGTCTGCACTCTAGGCTCAGTGAAAACCTCTCTGTCTGAGCCCCAGTTTAATCTGCTTATACTGCGATTGCCTATCTAACTAGCATAGTCTGCTTGCCTGTAAAGCCCCTTAAAAGAGCAGGGCTTGACAGTCTACTCAGCCTATGCTGGTCTGTAATTGTTAGTTAGAAATTCTAACTACAGAAAGGTAATCATGTCTAAGTCATGCAAACTCTGCCCATCTACCGAGTTGGTCTACTCAGGTACAGATGCATTCTGCTTCGGTGTCCCTACCGAGACCTACTGCTACGACTGCGCTGGATATATCCACTTCAAGCGCGACGCTCAAGACCGCACAGAGGAGAACATCATATGTTAGACATATGCCCTGATGAATGTCCATCCACCATGGGTGGAAGTTGTGCCTGCATATGCAAAGACTGCGGTACAAACGACTACCTATACTTTATAGGTGCAGACGGTGAGTTAGCCCCATTAGGGCAGGGAGCCGTCGCAAGTATATGCCATGAATGCTACTACGGAGTAAAGGAGAACAACTAATGTCAGAGTCAATTGCTAACGGCATCTCAATCACAAACTCATGCTACGAATGCCAAGTAATCGCTATGTCAGTCGAAGCAGGTCACCCAGAAGGTAAGTGCTTCACCTGCCAAGAGCAACAAGAAGCCCGTGACGACCAGAAGGCTTGGGACTTGCACGAAGAAGACAGGTTAGGCGAAGGGCCTGGCCTCAGCACTAGCCATGTAGATGAGCCTAGTGCCTCGGATTGGGTATCATCCAAGACAGTTACCCACCAACGCAGTTTCAAGACCCGCATGATAGAGCGATGGTCTGACGATAATCCCTTCCATCTGGAAGAACTGCGTGTCGAGTTCCTAGATAACGACGAGGTAGATGAACGCTCTGAGTTCCTGCCTCCAATCGCCCAACTGATAGACGGCGGTGTCTATGAAGAACTATGGGAATTGCAAGATTATACCCAACGCCAGCGTGAGCGTGAATGCCAATGGTGTCACATCCTCACCCCAAAGATATTCAATGACTGTCAATCATGTGACAAGCCATTGGAAAACAACTTAATATAGGCTACAACAGGGTTCCCCTGCACTTCGTGACAGGGGCAACCCTGACCAACTAACTACTATCAAGGAGAAAGCAATGTTACAGAATACACTTACAGTTAGTGGCTCAATCAAGGCCTTTACTGAGAAGAGCATTAAGACCAACGATTACGGAACGCAAATCATTGGTTGGTTAAGCCAGCGTGATGTACCCCGCATGAGCAACGGCGATGCAGTAGGCGCACCAAAGTATGTAGTAGGCGTAGGATTCAAGGCTACCGACCCAGCAATTGTGCAGAAGTTGGTAGAACTAGACCGTGAACGCCAAGGACAGGCGGAGACCCGAACAGTCACGCTAACAGGACGACTAACCCAGTGGGTTGCAAAGTCTAAGACAGGTGGAGCAGATGAGTTCCGCTATCAACTAGAAGTACATGACATCGAGATAATCGGTTAAAGAATAGGGAGGCAGGTGGCTTAGGTCATCTGTCTCCCTCTCTCTTTTTTTGTAGGGAAGTACCGTACACCGAGAGTCAACAGCAAGTCGATTACTTTATACAAGGAGACAATCATGTATTTATCAACATCAGATTTCTACGCCATGTTCATAGCAGGTTCAGTAGTCTGCTTCATTACTGTCATGCTATTGATTGCGAACATAATGCTCAAGGAAAAAGTTAAGTTCTTACAAGACAGACTAAAGCATCAGAGAAAAGAATGTATGCTTAATCATGCAAGAGTACCCTTCTAATGCTAAGTAAAAAGATAGCAGTTACAAACATAGAAGGCTTGGGCATTGTGTCAACAGTTAAACTTCCAGAACTGTATGCCCCTCAACAATATGAAACGATTGTATTCAGCGACATCAGAGAACTAGGTGATTACCTAACAAGAAGTAGCACCGAAGATGAAGCAATGCAAGTTCATATAAATACAATCAATCTTATACTAAAGGTTAATAAGAACTATAATGGAGGAAGCAATGAGTGAACCACAGTATCTAGAAGGAGATGACATCGCACTTAAGGACGAGTGCGAATCATGCGGTTACTTCATCTTCGAATGCGAGTGTCCACCATACGACCCAGATACACTACATGACCAGCGCTTCGACGACTAAATGTGAGAACTGCGGTCAGAGTATCTATCCTGACCAGTCATTCATTGCAATACAAGAACGACTGCGAGTAGCACACTATCACTCAGACTATACTGGCTGCGTTGAATCAACAGACAGAAAGAGGCAAGTCCGTGCAACATAAAAGATATACGGCAATCATATCTACATTCATACTAGCAATGGCTAGTTTGATTGGCATTCCCCTTAAGTCTACAGTCAAGCAACTGCATGATGTAGTAGACCCAACGTGTGAGCAGCCAAGTCCTAACTACTGGACACCTTATATGTCCAAGACTTATGCACGTGGATACATGGCTATTGAATACCCAACATGGGGTAGAGCAGAATGGAGAGCACTGCTTAAACTATGGGGTAAAGAATCAGCATGGGACCACAATGCAGACAACCCTAAGTCAACAGCATACGGCATAGCACAGGTACTAAAGACCAAGCCTGGCACGCCCGCCCCTCTCCAGATTGAGAAGGGGCTGGCTTACATTGCCCATCGTTATGAGCGACCATCAATTGCATGGTCGCATTGGAGAAAGCACGGGTGGTACTAATGAAGTATATAGTTCAAGTAGAGATTGAGGTTGAGGCAGATGATGACGACGCTGCTCTCTTCTGGGTACGTGATGCAGTAACTATGTATGGCGTACCAATGTCAGTAAACAAATGGATAGCAACAACAATCAAAGGAGAAAACGAATGAACGCAGTAACAGTAGAGCAAGTCAAGCGTATCGCTGACAAAGGTAAGCAGGCAGCAGATGGTTCCTTTTCTAAAGGTAGCCTTCAGCATCAGTATGCTGCTCAGTATATTGAAAAGTTCTTAACTACATTCGATGACATATCAAACCGAACAGACGAACCTGAGTACTCAGAGTTCTGTGCCGCAGCAATCAATGCTCTTCGTGATATACAGGTACGTGACTATGTACTTGGTATTATAAATGCAGATAATGTTTCAACAATCAAGCGTGCTCTTAGTAATCTTGCAGAGGTAACACCTGAGGAATACTCAGCACCAGTAGATACATTGCTTGCTCTTACATACTATGAGTTAGACAATACAGATACAGCGCTTGAGATTCTTGAAGGCGTTAAAGAGTATAGCCTAGCCACCCTGCTAACCCGTGTGTTCCAGGCTGGCTGGCCAAAGGAAGCATTCCAGAATATGCGTGAGGAACTACACCCTAAGGTAGTATCAACTATCTTTGGAGATGAGGAGGAGTAATCATGGGATTAGATATGTATTTATACCGCAAGACAGTTGATGAAGTTGCTTACTGGCGTAAGGCTAATGCTATTCATGGTTGGTTTATTAGAAATGCAGGAGCCGATGACAATTGCACGGCAATTCAAGTAAGCATGTCTGACCTATATACCTTGCGTGATGACATCCAAAAAGTACTAGATGAAGGAACAGAAGAAGCAGTTATGGAACTACTTCCTCCTACATCTGGATTCTTCTTCGGAGGTACAGAAGTAGACGAGTATTACTGGATGAATCTAAAGAGTACTCTTGGAAAACTAAATGAAATCATAGAGAACAATACAGAAGACCAAGAGTTCGAGTATCAAGCATCATGGTAAAGGAGAGAGACAATGGCTAGACTAAACACATCATCATGGACACGTGGTGGTACAGCAGTAGAGGCAGGCTCTGCTGCGGAAGCAGCGTCACAAGCAGGTCTTAACTGGGAAGTAGCACCAGTAGAGATACAGGCATATCGTATGCAGGCAGTTAATCAATACGAGATGGTTACTAATCACTACCCAGTACCACGCAAGAAGGCTATCTTGCGACTAGATAAAGAAGAAGTTATCGGTGTAGTTGGTGACAAGTATAAGGTAGTGCAGAACATGGAAGTATTTAATGCGCTAGATGCATTAGTAGATTCAGGTGAAGCACGCTACTCAGCAGCAGGTGAGTACAATAATGGTGCTAACATCTGGATGATTATGGAATTACCTAATGGTGTGCAGGTAGCCAATGACCCACACGCTGCATTCTTACTAGTCCAGTCATCACATGATGGCTCAGGTGCAGTACGCATCCGTCCTATCATTGAGCGTATCTTCTGCGCTAATCAAATCAACCGATTGATTACAAAGAACAAGGCTAATGACTATACTTATACAATGAAGCATACGACTAATGCAACTCTATCAGTGCAAGACATCCGTGCTATCACACAACTTACCTACCAATCTATCGCTGAGTATGAGCACACGGCAGACGTGCTGCTTAATCGTGGAGCCAATCACATGCGTGCTAGAGAAATCTTCCGCAAGGTATGGGCGCTACCATCTACAGTAGAGAGCAAGCCTTATGACTTACTCACTCAAGGTGAGCGCCGTCAGCAGACACTTGCATATGCAGCCCGTGATAAAGCATGGGAAATTTATCAGAACTCTGAGACTCAAGCCAACATCCGAGGTACTGACTTTGGTATCTGGCAGGCAGTAGTAGAGTATGCAGACCATCACGCTTCGGGTGGCGCCGAACGGCTTGCCGTTGCCACCCTCAGTGGACGCAGTGACAAACTCAAAAGCAAAGCACTTGAGTTAGTACTTGCATAAGTTTGGTAGGTAGTTGCAACTACCCCAAAGGACTGAGATACCTTACATCTTTGGTTAGCAACAGACCACAAGGGGTTGCACGCAGAACCTACATAGTTAATCCTTTTCTATGTAGGGAACATCTCACTGGGTTGCTCCGCCAGTGGCGAACACGGAGCACACAAATAACTACAAGAGAGAAGAACATGAACACAATTCAGATTACAAACAACGAAGGACAGATTGTTAACTACACAGAAGAGGAAGTAAAGCGTGCATTCAACGACGCAAAGTTCAGTGCCGACCAACTCACTCTACTCCAAGACCAGCGTGTTAAGTTCAAGCGTCTCGTCCGTGACTTCTTCAGTGAACTCACATGGGAATCAGGTTACGATGGTGGTGACGCTACTATCCACAAAGACCACGTTAACACGCTACTCCGCGACCTCAACATTGACGTACTCACCACAACATATCGTGGCTCAGCAACAATTTCTTTTACCTTTGAGGTAGAGGCTGATGATGAGGACGAAGCACGCGCTATTATTGAAGAGAATGCATCAGTCAATGAGTATGGCTTTGAGTCAACTGATGAAGAAGTATCAGTAGATGAAGTAGATGAAAACTACTAATGAGTAATCTACCATACGTACCTTATGCTGGTACTGCTGGCTGGTCAGGCACAGACACTAGCCAAGAGAGGGCTATGTATAACCTGCGCACTGGCAAGGAATACAACAATCAGCAAAAAGCGTTAGCACTATTAAAACAAGCAGGTGGTCAGGGTTTAACTTGGAAAGAGTTAAGCGAACAGACAGGCATGCATCACGGTACGGCTAGTGGCGTGTTGTCAGTGCTACACAAATCAGGTGCTATAATTAGAACAAGAACTATATCCAATGGATGCAAGGTCTATATGGATATATCATTTGCTGACCAAGTAAAGCACGAACCGTATGTAGAAAAGAAAAAGTCTTGTCCACATTGTGGACATCAGTTGTAGTCTAGCCGTTCACTAGGCTACAATACTATGACTAGGGTGGGTAGGTTTTTTATCTCTCTCCTTGTCCTACCTGCCCTAGTTTAATCAAAGGAGAATCATGGCAGAATTAGTTATACCAAGAGATAGATACGGCAGACCAATGGTTGTGCCACCTAAAGGTGGTAAGCCAGTACCGTATACAAGAACAACAACAGTTGCAGGTTCATTAGATGATGGCACTGCATTAGTTGCATGGAAGTTACGTATGGCAGCAGCAGGTCTTACTCTACGTCCTGACCTACTGCTAGCAGCATCAGCCCATCGAGACAATAAGTTAGAGATGGATAAGTTAATTGAGGATGCACTAGAGGCAGCAGGTGCTAGTCGTCAGGCTAACATCGGCACTGCAATCCACACACTAACTGAGAAGTTAGATAGAGGTGAAGACCTCGGTGTTATTCCTGATGATTATGTTGCAGACATACAGGCATATGCAGATGCAACAAAAGATTTCACTAATGTAAACATCGAACAGTTCTGTGTGCTAGATAAGTATAAGATTGCTGGCACACCTGACCGTATCGTTGAGTACAAGGGTGAGAAGTTCATATCAGACCTCAAGACAGGTAGCATTTCTTATCCTAATAAGATTGCTATGCAGTTAGCAGTATATGCACACGGCTTGCCGTATGACCCTGCTACGGCAACCCGTGGTTCTTGGGGAGATATCAACACAGAGAAAGGTATCATCGTTCACTTGCCCGCTGGCAGTGGAGAATGTACACTTCACTTCGTTGACCTCAAGCATGGCTGGAAGGGAATCGAACTAGCCATGAAAGTACGTAAGCATAGAGAAGCAAAGAAAATATCAACCCCGTTTCAAGGAGAATAAATGTCACACTCAGAAGCACCTATCAGCATCAACCTCAAGACAAAAGCAGGCACACAGTTAACACTTCGTGCTAATACACCTGATGAGTTCACATCAATTACTGCTGCTATTTATCCAATCGTAGAAGCAATTGAAGAAGTCGAAAAAGCAGTGCAGAGCACTGGTTTTAGCGCACCTGCAGCAACACCTACTAACCCAGCAGTAGGCTACCTAGCCAACTCAATGGGAGCAACAGTTGTCTCTGAGTCATGGAACTCACCACAGCCAACTAATCCACCAATCGGTGGACCAGCAGTTGGTGGTCAGCGCATGTGTCCTCACGGTGCAATGACTCGTATCCATGGCTTGCAGGGTAAGTTCGGTCCATACAAGGGACACTTCTGCCCAGCAAAGCAGGGCGACCCAACCAAGTGTGCTACTCAGTATGTCAAGGCGAACACACCAGAGTTCGCTACATTCGTAGCCGACCAGACAAAGTAGGAATATGAAAACACTACGCCGTAGCGTAGGCAAGGCAGAGGTAGGCGGGGAACCATTACCGCCACCTTTCCAAGCCTTTGCTAGAGAGGGAATTATTCTACGGCGCTCAGAGATAACAGTAATCGCTGGCACTCCTGGTGCTGGTAAGTCTAGTATCGCATTGCATATCGCAGCAAGATTAAAACAACCAACACTATACTTCTCTGCAGATACCAATGCGCATACTATGGCTATGCGATTACTTGCATTACGTGCGCATATCCCACAGCAACAAGCAGAGCATATGCTCAAGACACAACCAGATACAGCAGAATCTATCTTGCGTGAGTTTGGAAATATGTATTGGTCATTCGAACCAAGCCCAACACTACGTGATTTAGATGAGGAAGTATCTGCATTCGAAACTATTTGGGGTAGGTCTCCTACACTTATAGTTGTAGATAACCTTATGGACATCGCTATCGATGGACATGAAGAGTTTGCTGGCATGCGTCAAGTCATGAAGGAACTTAAGTACCTAGCCCGTGACACAAACGCAGCAGTTCTAGTGTTACACCATACGCAGGAAGGTGCACCAGGTTATCCGTGTCAGCCACGCTCAGCGTTGCAAGGCAAGGTCGCACAGATTCCTGCTATGGTGTTAACTGTAGGTCAGATGATGGCAGGACAGGACATGTATATGTGCGTAGCCCCTGTTAAGAATCGCTACGGCAAGGCTGATGCAACTGGTAACACATACATATCATTATCATTTGACCCAGCATCTATGCATCTAGAAGATATTGTCCGTGACTACAGACAGGAACAAGTACTTATATGAGTAACGCAGCCAAAGCCAAAGGCTCAGGAGCCGAACGCGATGTAGTTAAGTATCTCAAAGAGAACGGCTTTCAGTATGCTGATAGGCGTTTGGCTGGTGCTACTCTAGATAAGGGCGATGTTTCAGGTATACCTGGAGTTACAATCGAAGTAAAGAACCATGCCAAGATGAACCTTGGCGGATGGACAGAAGAATTGCTCACCGAAATGAGCAATGACGGGGCATGGACAGGCGTGGTGTGGCACAAGAAGAGGGGACGGGGAAGCCCTGCAGATTGGTACTGCACCATGCCTGGCTATGTTTGGGTAGACCTATTAAAGAGAGCACTCAATGGAGAAACCAAGCATTGAAGATTACCTGCACTACATAGGTGCAGAAGTACCAGCACGTGGTAGTGGCTGGCGCAAGATGAAGTGCTGCTTCCATCTTGACAGTCATGCAAGTGCAGCAGTAAACTACGATAAGAACGCCTTTGTATGCCACGGTTGTGGTGTCAAGGGCGATACTTATTCGTTAATCATGGAGAGAGAAGGGATGAACTTTAGTGAGGCTAAACAATTCGCAGAGAAGTTTTCTACTACAGGCAACTCAGAGGTACGGGGAAACAATCGACGTAGCGACAGACTATCTGTCAAGCCGTCAACTCTCGGTCGACGAGGCAAAGGTCTTTCACTTGGGGGTGGTCGTAGACCCACTGCCAGGGCATGAGCCATACAAAGGCAGGCTTGCTATCCCATATATCACGCCATCAGGCGTGGTAGATATTAGATTTCGTGACCTAACAGGTACACATGATGCTAAGTATATGGGATTAGTTGGTGCTGAAACTACTATGTTTAATACTCAGGCAGTCTTTGCAGCAGATGATTATATCTGTGTCACCGAAGGTGAGTTCGACTGCATTATGATGAGTGTCAAGACACAGCATCCAACAGTAGGTATTCCAGGTGCTAACAACTGGAAGAAACACTACGCTAAAATCCTAGATGATTTTGATACAGTTGTAGTACTAGCCGACGGCGATGCCCCAGGGCTAGAGTTCGGCAAGAAGATAGCCCGTGAACTAGGTAATGTTAATATCATTAGCATGCCAGACGGAGAAGACGTTAACAGCATGATGATTAAGAAAGGTAGTGACTGGCTTGACGAACGAATCAGAGAATGCGTTGCCGCTGGATGATAGATTTTGGGAGCACACTTCCCATCTAGACTTTAAGATGGTGATTAATTTATCAGAAACTAAATCTATAAATATTTTACAGGCTTTATATGATGTCTACTCAGCAATTGATAAAGACCCAGAAGGCGCTAAGTTCCTTATTACAGGGCTGGCTGGTCTTATGTTATCAGCCAAGTATGGTAAGACCGATGAGGTCTACACCGATATGATAGTTAGTGCAGCACGTAAAGACATGGATGCAGGACTAGAGGAGTTACTAAATGAAGAATCCCAATGATGCAGCGCAGATTGCCAAAGAACTACTAGAAGTTCTTTACAAGAAGCATGCCGACTATGGACCAATGAACATTGCAGGTGCACCTGGAGGTGCAATGAATGGTCTACGTGTCCGTATGTATGACAAGTTGGCACGGCTTAACAACCTAGTAGATAGTGGCGACACGCCGAATTACGAATCAATTGAAGATACGTTCTTAGACCTAGCCAACTATGCAATAATTGGGCTACTAGTCCAGCGTGGACAGTGGGAAGGTTTACCCGATTATGACGCAAAAAAGAGTAGTAGTACTCAGCGACCTACAGATACCGTATCAGAACAATACAGTGGTGCAGAGCACGCTGGATTTTATCCGATACTATAAACCAGACGAACTCTGGTGTGTAGGAGATGAACTAGATGCGCCAGAACCTAGTCGTTGGAATCGAGGCATGGCTGGCGAGTATGCAGGTACTCTACAAGCAGGTATCGATGAGACCAAAGAAATCATTACTGATTTCAAGAAGGCACTAGGTAAGAACAAACCATTTTATATTCAACGCAGTAACCATACAGACCGCATTGACACTTACATCCGTAAGAATGCCCCAGCCTTCAACTCTCTACGTTCACTAGAGATTGAGGAATTGCTGGGGTATAATGCTTTAGGTGTAACTTATCTTCATAAGATGAATGAGTTACTACCTGGTTGGGTAATGGCACACGGAGACGAAGGCAAGTTGTCTCAGACACCAGGGGCTACAGCGCTAGGTCTAGCCAAGCGACTAGGCAAGTCAGTAGTCTGTGGGCACACGCATCGCGTGGGCTTGCAGCATGAAACAGTTGGCATGTACGGCAAGACTCATACTCTCTTTGGTCTCGAAGTAGGACATATGATGGACATGAAGCAGGCTGATTATCTATCAGCAGGTACAGCCAATTGGCAGCACGGCATTGGAATCCTTGTGCAGTCAGGTAACAAAGTAACTCCATATGCAGTGCCTATCATTAACGGGGAGATTAATCTACCGTGAATTACATTCAAGATTATAACGACATGGTTCAGACACTAGCAAGTGAGTACTATCGCAAGTACTCCATGTTAGAGCGAGATGATATTGCACAGGAATTATGGGTGTGGTTTGTTGCCCATCCTCGTAAGTACAAAGAATGGTCAGAGTTAGATACTAAAGATAAGGACAAGTTAATTGCTAAATCGTTACGTAACGCGGCTCTTAAGTATTGTGAGAAGGAAAAAGCCCGTAAGTCTGGGTACGATGCCAGCGACCTTTACTACTACGATGCCTCAGTTGTTGAAGCATTCCTACCTTCAATCATTGCAGGCACATATGCAATCCCCATTAGTATTCAGGACCTCAACGCTAAGTTCGGGAGTGGTAACGTTTCAGATGGTAACAACTGGCTCGCTTTACGAAGCGACATTGCAGCAGCCTTTGATAAGTTATCAGATGCTAAACAAAACATTCTCCGACTACGCTTTAGTATAGATTCGCCTGACTGGGCGTTGCTATCTAAAGATATGGATAGCACACCAGATGGTGCACGCATGAAAGTCCAGCGTGCAATCAACTCACTCATTAAAAACCTAGGCGGATGGAGACCCTATCATGAAGAAGATGTTCAACAAGCATTGGCAAGCGAAACCCGAGAGGGAGATGACTCCTCAGCCGATTGATGTAGAAACAATTGCTAAGGCAATTGAGGCTGATGAGTTCTGGAAATCACCAGAGTTAAACGAACGACAAGTACATGCAGTGCTGGCTATGCGTTTACGCATGGCTAAGTTAGTTAGGAACTTTAGTGGACGACTTTAGAGGCATACCTACATTTGCCTGTATATGTGGTTGTGCGATGTTCAAGATTACAGTAATGTGGGACGAGGATACCAGAGCAGTTGGCTGGTATGACCTTGCTCAAGAATGTATTGAGTGCGGAACTATCAGCACCGCACCAACTGAGATAGATGGATGTGAATGATGGCTACATATGAGTACAAATGCCCACAAGATGGGCAGGTAATGACAGTGCGTAGACCAATGGCAGAAGATGCACCTGATTATTATTGTGAACTTTGCAATAGCGTAATGCAGCAGGTATATTATCCTAACCATGTTAAGTTTAATGCTCCAGGATTCTACTCAACAGGTGGCTAATGAGTGGAAAAGAATCAGATATTCAAGAGCGCAACGATATTGACTATTGGATTGATTACTGGAATGATTGGGCAGACAACTTCATTGGATAGGAGAGCAGTGGAAGAACTAAAGTGGATGGACAAGGCGGGTTGTATCGGTCTAGATACCGACCACTTCTTTGCAGGAGATGAGACAAAGGTATATGACAACAAGCCTTTGCTCCAAAAAATCTGCAGTAACTGTGATGTACTAGAGCAGTGTCAAGAGTATTCCTTGCGCTATGCAGTGCAGGGATGGTGGGGTAATACCTCAGAGAAACAACGTCGCGAGAAGCGACAACAACTTAATATCACACCGATTGCAATCGTATCAGAAAGAGTGTATGAATAATGAGTTATGAAATTGTATCAAGCGTAGTATTTGCCCTAATTCTTTTCCGTCTTATTGAAGATGGAGTTGATTATGCAGCAGAGAAACTCCTCAAGCGCAAGCGTGACAAAGAGTTTAAGGATTTGATGGCTAAACTAGAAGCAAACTTTTCTTCTGGTCGATTAACAAACTATGACGACAAGACCTGTGGTGATGAGTACTGTGACATTTGTGGAGATGACGAAGATACTTACACAATCCCAGTAGTCAAGAAGAAGCCAGTCAAGCGTGCAGCAACAAAGACAAAGGCGGTACGCCGTCCAGTCAAGAAGACAGTAGCCAAGAAGAAGGCTGTTAAGCGCAAGTAATTGGTGGTGCTGGGCTTAACTGAGCGCACGCGTGGCTGGCAGAAGACAGCACCTTCCTTATTAAACGGCAAAAAGACCCCCGCCTGGTAGGTTAAAGTACCAGAGCGGGGGCTTTCGTGTCTCTATGAGGCTGCTATGCCCCTAAAATGGGTATTACTTACGTCCGAATTCAGGCGCTGATTTGTCAAGTGCCTTCATAATTGGACCTACAAGACCTGCAACAAAGGCTGTAGCCAATGTCTTAGGGTCATGCTGACCTGCTGTATATAGGGCAACTACTGATGCTGCTGCAGCACGGGCATATGATAGACCGATTTGCTTTGCCTTATTCTTATCGAACATTGTTACTCCTTATGACTTGAATACTGGCTTGCCAAAGCCTACGATATAAACTGGCAGGGACTTTTTAATCTTTGAACCATTCTTAGGCTTGTATGCACGTATCTTCTGGCATACCTGACCACCATTGCGCTGGTCGCCCTTCTTATCAGGGCTAGTGTTGCCCTCAATGCAGGTTATAGTTCCGTCTCCGTTGTCTTTAACCACGATTCCAACGTGACTAATACGGTCAACGCCATCATTGGGAAAATCAAAGAACACAATATCCCCAGGAAGTGGAGTCGCTTCATCTACTTTCTCCCACTGCCCCTTCTTGATGAATGCCGTGGCTCCAACAACTGTGCTAACGCAGTTAGGAATCTTAAGCCCAACTTCGTTCGCACACCAGTTAACAAACGAACCACACCACGGTAGGAAGTTTGCCTTAGTGAATGCACCATACTTAGTTTCATTGTCCTTTGGCCCTTCGATTACTCCGAGTTCACCTCGGGCTGTCATTATAAATTGATTACGCTGTCCCATTTACATACTCTTTCGCTTTGATGCTGCAGCCTTTTTAACGGCGCGAGCACGTGACTCAATAAGTTGTGCACGTCCAGCAGTCTTAGACAAATCGTTCTTACGATTTACTTGAATTGCCTTAACCATCTTTGCTTCCTTAGGAGAGCGAGTTGCTACAAGTTGTGTCTTATCCTTGATTATCCCTTGCTTCTTAGCAATTGAAAATGTCTTATCGCTATACTGACCACGCTTATAGTTCTCTTTCGGATAGGCATCCTTAGCCTTTTGAATCTTACCTGCTTCTTTGTTGCTGATTTTACGTGCCATTATTCACTCGCCTTCTTGTCTACTTTTGCAAATGCTGCGTTGATTTCTTCTGCGGATAGGTTACCATCTGCGAGGAAGAATCGTGCTAATGCTTCTAACACACGGGCTGCGCCTAGCGCACCCGCTAGTACTGCTGCCTGCCATACTTCAATACCGACAAGTGAGCCAGCACCAATTACACCAAGCGCTTCTGCTGCAATGACGGCAAGGATGCGCATCATTACATTCTTAAATGTATCCATAGTTATTCCTTTGGGTTACGTAGTCTGAATGTCACAACGTGTGCGACAAAGGTAATCACAATGAAGTAACCAACAATTGCTTTGGCTGACCCCTCAAGTACTACCCATGCAATGAACATTCCGAGGAATGTCCACAACTGATTGGCTAAATCTGATAAGAAGTTCTTCATGGTTTTCTCCTATAGGCGGCTGCTCCAGCGGCTGATGCCGCTGCTTGTGTTGCTATGCCCCCTGCGATAATGGCTGAGACCACTACCTTTTCAGATTGTTCTCTTACTTCTGGTGACATGTCTGCACCAACTGAACCTAGCGCAGTTAAAACTGCGCCTGGGTCTGTAAATAGTTCTGATAATAATTCTGTTGGACTCGACAGTAATGCTACTGCTGCCGCAACTTCTTGTGTTAAGATAACTCCATTGTCTAAAGTGACTGTTGGAGGTTGGTATGCAATTTCAGGCTGAGATGTTGGTGCAGGTTCTACAATTGGCTGAGGCAAAGGCGGTGGAGTTGGTGCGGGCTGTTCCTCAGGAGCAGGGTCAGATGGAGTCTCACTCGTATCTTCTACTACTGGAGGTTCAGAAGGTGCGTCGGCAGGCGGTTGCTCTGCAGGCGCTGGCGGAGCAGGCTCTGGTGCAACCTCCTCTAATGAAGGCTCCTCTGGTATCGGCTCAGGCAAAGGCTCAGGCTCTGGTTGAGGCTGAGGCTCAGGTAGAGTCACTACCACCACAGGCTGGGGAACTGGTTGAGGTTCCACTACAGGGACTGGAGTAGGCAATGGTAAAGGTTGAGTTTCTGGTAGTTGCACTGTGCTTGTATCCACTAGCGCTGTTGCCGTATCTAATATTGGTGTCAAAGTATCAACGATTGTTGTCTCTTGAACCACTGAAGCAGTCTCTTGCTGTTGAGGCAACTGAGGTAATTCAGAGGTTGTCGTCTGAGAATCAGACGTTGAAGGAACAGTACCAGTCTCGGGAACACTTAATTGAGTCTCTGTTTCTTGAGGTAAAGAAGGGGAAGTTGACGTTTCCTGAGAAGCAGGAACTTGTGCAGTATGAGTCTCAACAGTGGCAGTCTGGGTATCCAACACAACAGGTTGGCTCAGGGTCGTATCAGTCTCCGAAGGACCCGACGATGCAGGTGTGGGCACAATCCCATTATAATAGCGAAGAGCCAAATCGGTAACGCTAGTAGAGA